CAGCATACAGGGATAGCTGAGCTTCAGGTCCGGCCATATCTTTTCGACCGTGCTCTCGCTCACACCACACTTGAGGTTGCGGCCAAGAACGCGCCGGAGAACCTCGCGGTCGTCGAGCTCGAGGCACGTCAAGAGGCGGTGGACATGTGTAGTGGCGGCGTTTCCGCGCAGCGCGCGCGTCGCAAGGTGCTGTGTGATGGATTCGAGGGCCTGGCTCAGGGTCCACGTGTCGGAACCCGGACGCGCCACCCCCGCCTCGGGTAGCTTTTTGATATAGAAATTCACGAGGGGATCGAGGGTCAAGCGACAGACTTCCTTGAAGACGGGGTCGGTCGCGTGAGCCTTGAGGATCGCCTCCTTCTCAAGGCGGCCGGAAGCGGCTTCGAGCTGGTGGAGGATCTGGAGAGCCATGGTGTTTTTGGGTGAAGAAGAGGGCGTGGATCTGAACTCTGACCAGGACATCACTCGTTTCCTTCGTCACCCTCCGGCCACCACTGTGGAGGCGCACCAGATACGAATAGGAAATCTATTATAGTGCATATGACGAGTATTATGAGAGCTGATATACCCGTGCCCATAGTCGCCTTTTTGAATTTCTCCTTCTTGTCCTTGTCCTTTTTAGCAGTATAGACGCCCCACGCGATCCCGACGCCGCATGTGGCCAGTGCGAGCAAAAAACCTATGAGATATGCAATCTTGAGAACAATTGGAACGACTATCATGGCCGGGGGGAGCTTCAACAGGAAGCCGAGTGGCGGATCCATCCCTTTCTGCAATTTACCTAGATTTTATTTGGATTCAAGAGGCTGGGGCGTTGTGCACGCCAAACTTGGATGCGCCAAAACCGCCGAGGATGAAAAGCGTACCCAGCATGCAGAAGGCGAACGCGGTGATTCCCATATCGGACGCCTTCTTCTTGTCGGTCCTGGCGTTGCTCAAGGCGCCCACCGCCGTGCCGATGCATATCATCATGAAAATGACGGCGATCCCGTAGAGAATCATAGCCACAGCCATTTACCATATTCTCATATTTTATTCTGTCCTGATATTACCATGAACACCAAGAAGTACATCGCTAACGTGATGAAGTCCCTGCGCAAGTCCGTGACCCAGGCCAAGGCGTCCAACGCCAATGTGACCAAGCAGCTCCGCAAGGCGACCAACGTCGTCAAGAAGGTGGGCCGCTCCGTGAAGCGCGCCAGCCGTTAAAATCCCAGTAAAAAGTAATGAAGCCTCGGCACCCCCGGCACACGACAGTGACTCGCCGGTGGCCAGAACGCTACTTCAGCGGTCTGTCCAAGTTGTGGCGGCGACGCAGAGAGATCGAGCTCCTCAGACGCCGGAGCAATCCTCGTCCGAAATTGGGAAGGTCAGACCGGGTCCTGAAGAACCGGCCCAAGTCCAAGTGGACCCTCAGGTTCCATGAGGTCTATCCCGGTCTAAAATTCAATAAAGAGGCTATTGCTCGGCGAACAGGTATTAGCCGCTCGACGCTCAACACGGTCTACAACAGAGGCCTCAAGGCGTGGAGGACGGGCGGGTCGCGCCCAGGAGCGACGGCGCAGCAGTGGAGTGTCGCCCGAGTGTATAAATTTGTGCTCGTTTCCAAGCGGAAAGCACCTGTGGCGTGGTACGCGACGCGCGCAGACCCGGATAACGATTTACGCTAGATATTTCAGAGCTCCCTGCGTGTCCTTCGCGTTCAAGAAGGCGCGCAGACGCGCCATGCGCTCAGCAAACTGCTTGGCCCCTGTAGACTTGAGGTAATTGTGCCAGTAGGCCTCGGCCCAGTTGGCGTGGTAACTGTAAACGACGGCATTGAACTTGGCGTCGTTTGCAATCCGGACCGCCTTGCGAGCGTTGCGCAGGTACTCGCGCTGGACGGAGTTCATTTTTGGATGGAAATTCAGTGGGCTGGGACAGACCTGGCCGGCTCATCACACGTAGTCTTCACGTCGGCCGATAAAGTACTCCAAGAGTTCCTTCTCAAATCGCCTCCCCGGATTTGTAAGTTGAATTAGACCAGCAGCCGTCTGACCTATGTCTCTCAGAGGATCAAACTTATTCTTGGTCAAAATGTCCCAACGTTCACGGTACTTGCGGTCCTCGATGCGCCCATGCCAGTGGTGCAGGATGGTCCCATCGACGTACGAAACCTTGAGACCTTTGCACATGCACTGGTACTCCTCGAGCCACGCCTGGTAATTGGGGTGGATGGTCCCAGGAGCGCTATCCTTGACCCGACCGATCCACGCCAGAGACATATGCCGATCACCCGACCCCAGAATGGCCCAATCTATGAGACCGCCCATCTGGAGCCAGGCCTTGCGTGTACAGGCCCACGCGTACCCGGGGTGCCAAAAACCGTACCGGGCAGATGCGACGTATGGCGTCCCGCTGTCGCGGTGCATGAACCCAAAGCCCTTGTCGATCTTGAGAGCCTCGTTTTTCGATCCTAAATTCACACACGTCTGGAACATCTGGACAATGTCCCATTTTCCGAGTTTCGAAATTGTATCCTGGACCCAATTTTGGTTCAAAAATGTGATGTCGGCATCGACCCACGCCACGTATTTCCACCCCTTGGGCAGACGGGCTACGGCCATGTTGATCAGGTTTTCCTTGAGCCAGACTGGACTGTCGGTATCGTACTTGAAGTGCGCGTGAACCTTCAGGTCAGGAAGTGGGGCTGGGCCGAGCGCCTCGGCTATGACCACCTGGACTCCGGTCCCCTTAATTTGTTTTACAAATTCGACAAAGAGGCTCTGACGACGCTTGAAGCCACAGAAGTTGAAGTAGGGTAGGATGACGTAAAGGGTCTCGGTCTGAGCCCGTGGGCCACCACAACACGCCATGGTATTACGTCCTAAAAGTTTGGGGCTTGGTCGGCCATACGTAGCCTGCATCGACCCACTCGGGTTCGAGCTCGAAATTGTACCACGTGGGCATCTTGCGGTTCAAGGAAGCCTGATGGGACTTGTGAACCTGGTCCCATCCCCACCACCACGGTGGCCGAGGGTTCCTACAGTGAGGCAATTTTGCCATGTTATTCGTGTAACCACGGGCTACCCACTCGTCAATCATAGTGTTCATGTACTTGGCGAGAAAGCAGGTGTGGCCTTTCCACATAAGGGTCGCGGGGTGGTGCGTCCATCCTTTCGTCAAACCTTGGAGGGCCCTCCATATCTGATACGCTTCTACCCTCTGTTTTCCTAAACGAGCCCTATCTAAAACTTTAGCGCACTCCACCAGATCCATCGAGACTGCAAATGTCATCATTTTTGGACTGGTGACTCGGCCCCGGATATCTGGTAGGTACACGACCCATATTTTGCGAGGACCCGCCTGGCCCCCGGCCCGCCTGGCTTGTACCAATTGTCTCTAAAAATTCGTTGAGCCTTTACGATCTTGTCTTCGTCCTTCTCTATGGTGCCGTCGGGCATCAAGTACACATCTTCGCCGATGGGGTTCAGACGCCTCATCTTGAGAATCTTGCCGAGCTCGTAATCTGTTTCAGACTTGAACATTAAAAGACTAGTGTCCAAGACTTTTATGTTCGAATTTATTTTTGGAATTGTGAGTGGGTGGTTGATTTTCAGACCGAGAAAGAAGATGACGCAGTCTACGGGTGTACAGGTCGAAGAGGTCCGGGTGGTGACTCCTCCAATTCCTATCCGAAATTCGTTCGTACCGGGCGCTCTCAAAAATTTTTGGGGAGCAGATTCGTAGCCTGGTCAAACTCGTGCATGAGCCGCCGCCGACACGCCGAGTGGTCCGGGTCGGTAATGCACCGGCGCCACGTCCGCTGCAGGACCTCGGCATTGTGATTGGCCATGATCATCTCGGTCCGGAGTGGTGCGTATATCACACGGTTGTAGACGGCCATGGCGTTGTTAATGACTGCATCGATGTGCAAGTCCGGAACCTCCGGCCAAGGGACGTTCATGGCCGCCCACACCACATTCTGGATCAAAATTCGACAGTGCTCGAGAAGATCAGTAACGGCCTGTGCATTCTGGTACCGGTGCATCAGGTCCATGAATGCGCCGTCGATGGCTTGGGCGTTCAACAGATTATCTTCGTCCGAGAGCTGTGCGTTCTCATACCAGAAATGCCTATCCACCGCGTGGCCGAGCTGGAGTTCGAGCAGGCCTCGCAGATCCACCTCGAACTCCTCGAGCTGGACATCGACGCCACCTGTAGACTTGCGCGGAGCGCGGGGGGTGGACATTTCTAGTTACTTGGAAAGAGTTTCATTTCATTAAATGGTGGCGAGCACGGCACACGTTTTTTCAAGCCTCCATCGGGTCGTAGTTCTCCTTGGTCTCGAGGTCCTCGGCCCCCTCCTCGTGACCGCCACGCCACTGCTCCTCCTCATGAATCTCGTTCTCGAGACGATCAGCCTTGGCGCGGTTCGTGATGATCAAGCCCCGCATGAAGTCGCAGTACTCTTGGGAGATGGGGCTCGTGCCGTCGAACGGCATGTTCTCGGTGAGCATCGCGTCGATCGCGGCAGACTCCTTGGCCTCGGCCGAGCGCTTGGACGCGCGCAGGTTCACGAGCGTCTGCTCGTGCATCTCGATCCGCTCGTTGATCGGCAAGTCGAAGTAGGCGTCGACCGCTGCAGCCTCGAGGTCGCCCGTACAATAGTCACCACCCTGGATCTCATAGAGCTCATCCTTGGAAATTTCACTGCGAACATAACCGGCCATGAAGTGATACATCGAGGGGGTGATGGACTCGTTCAGGTACTCCTCGAACTCGGCGTAGGTCCAAGTGAATACGGGCTCCTCGTCCTCGTACTCGCCCTGGTAGCCGCACAGAAGGCCGGCGTTGTTGAAGCACACGCTAGAGTTGGGAGACATGGTTGGTTTTGGGTGTTTTGACTTGCGACTGGCCAGACCCTGGCGCGTGCAGCACACATTTTTTTAGAGAGGCGGGAGCCACATCAGGCTCACCTCTGTATTCATGGTGACGACACCAGGCGCATCTACGTCAGTCACGTGGATCAGGATCGCGTGGTCTCCGTGATTCAGCGTCAGCTGCTGGCCCGGTGCGACGACCAGACCCTCGAGGGCGTTCCGGACAGTGTTCGGGAGGTTGTAGGGCATAGGGCCCATCACGCGCTTCACGTACTCTGCCTGAACGGCTACAACCTTGGGCCCGTTTGTCATGGGCACGAGGTACTCCTCGAGGATGACTGTTTCGCTCGGGTAAACTGCCCGGCGGGTAATGGCGTTCATGCGAACGGTGGCGCGATCCACGTCAGGGT